CAAGAAACTGCTGACTGGCAGGGCGACACGACTTCAACATCTGCATACTTGTCAATCTATGATGGTTTGATAAAAATCATTAAGGCTGCAACGGGTACGAATGTAGCTACTGCGGTATCAGGACCAGTGACCACATCAAACGTGCGCACTATCATGCAGAATGTAGTTTCCAAGATTCCTGTTCAGTTGAAAGGTAATGCAGGCGTTAAGATATTCTGCGGATATGACATCGCTGAATTGTATCGCCAAAAGATGTTCATCGACAACTTGTTCCACTTCCCTGTGGGCGGCAATCAGAAGAACATATTTGCTGAAGGTTCAGTTCACGAAATCATACCTGTACACGGTCTTGATGGGTTAGGTGCAAGCACTGGCGACAATCCGTTCATCTTTGCGATGGACCCTGACCGCAACTTATTCTTAGGCGTTGACTTGCTTAACGAAGAAGAAACAGCAGAAATGTGGTACAGCCAAGACGACCAGAACGTGAAATATTCATTCCGTTATCGTCGTGGATGGCAGGTTGCATTCCCATCTGAAATCGTTGAATATTCAAATTCTTAACATCACTTAAAACCACCTTACTATTATGAGTTGTTTACTAACACAAGGTTTCAGTCTTGACTGCTTAGGCGATAATGCAGGTGGTGTTAAAGAAATATATATCACCGAGTTCAATAACGTAACAGCAGTTACAACGGTAACAGGGGCAATCACTGCAATCACGATGGCATCGGGCAAGCAGTTCTGGACATACGAACTTTATTCAGAACAAGGCGAGGTGTCAGAGAATGCAATCAAGAAGCCAGAGAATGGCACTATTGCACACGAGCAATCTGTTAAGATACCGTTATACAAGCAAGAAACGAACAAGCGCAATGAGTTGTACATCGTTGCCAAGAACCGTGTCTGCATCATCGTTAAAGATTCCAATGACAAATACTGGTTATATGGTGAGGGCTACGGCTTGAACCTTATCAACCGCACTGCGACATTCGGCAAATTGATTGACGACCGAAATGGATACGAATTAGAGTTCACAGGCAAAGAACCACTGCCTGCGAAAGAAGTTGCATCAGGCATCATTGCCGCACTATTGCTACCTGCATAAATTAGTTCATAGTTTTTGGAAAATGCCCTGCCGTAATGGTGGGGCATTTTTATTTATTACAATTTTGCCAATATTCTATTTACTTATATGATAATAATGCAGAAGAATGGAAATTCAACGGTGGTCGTTACTGCAAGCGAGATGACCGACTATGACGATACGAACTTTGTCATCCAATTCAAGTCGAAGCAGACAAACGAAGTGAAGCAGTGCAATGTGGTTGACATAAGCAATTACAGGCAGCGATACAACCTGCTTACGATAAAGGACACAACCAACCCGATTGCAGCGAATGGCGAAGTAAACCTTGACTTAGGCTATCACGAATACACGGTGCTAACAGGAGCAGGTCAAGTCCTTGAACGTGGCTTGGCTTTAGTAATTTGGCAACGCAGCACAATAACTGCACATCAAGTAAACAACACGAATACTATATATGAGAAAAACAACTGATAAGGCTAACCTATATGAGGTGCAACTTGAAGCGCACAAGATACCAGTCAACATCGAGCGACCACGTGATGGATATGTGACGTATGGTGAGGACAATCTATATCCGAACTATCTGATTGAACTATACAACAGAAGTGCGAAGCACAATGCTATTGTCAATTCAAAGATTACCTATGTATATGGGCAGGGTGTAGAGGTTCAGGTGCAAGATGCAAGGGTGCAGGCATTATACGACAGCGTGAACAGATGGCAGTCGATGAATGAGTTCACATACCAACTGATTACAGACTTGGAGTTGTACAACGGATGTGCGATTGAATGTATATGGAATAGAGCAGGAACATCATACGAGATGAAAGTGCTTGAGTTCAAGAATGTGCGGTCAAATGTGGATGGCAGTTGTTTCTATTATAGCCCACAATGGGCGCAATACAACACGCCTGAAGTCATTGAATATCCTGCATTCGACATAACCAAGCGCAAAGGCAGGCAGATATTTTATTACAAAGTATATAGACCAGGTTCAAAGGTATATCCAATACCGAACTACATCGGTTGCATACCGTACATTGAAACGGACATCGAAATCAGCAACTACCACCTGAACAACATCAAGAACGGATTTTGGGGTGGCAAGGTAATTACTTTCATTGCACAACAGCCGACCGCAGAAGAGATGCGAGCAATATCGAAGCAGTTCAAGTACACAAAGGCAGGAACGGACAATGCAGGCAAGTTCGTGTTGAACTTTGTGCCGAATAAAGATGCTGCTCCATTGATTGAATCATTGGAACCCGATGACAGCGATACCAAGTTCGAGATACTGAACAAAACCGTGCTGCAAGAGATATTTGTCGGGCATCAGATTGTAAGCCCTATGCTTATGGGTGTACGTGTCGAGGGGCAACTGGGTGGCAGGACAGAGATGCTTGATGCGTATGAGTTATTCAAGAACACGTATGTGAACGGCAGGCAGCAGATTGTTGAAAAGATAATCAACTATCACGCAGAGAACATCACAGGCATATCGAATGCGTTTACAATCATACCAACTGAACCGATTACACCTGCACAGCAGGAAGTAGCAGCCGAGCAACAACAAGAGCAGGCACAACAGGCACAGGTCAATGATGCGTTGCGCAACCTTACAGGCAGGCAGATGCAGAACGTGATGCGCATCATAAACAAATATGGCAAGGGTGTATTGACGTATGAGCAGGCAGTTACTATGCTGCGTGGTGGATATGGCTTGACCGATGCCGACATCGATATGATGCTTGGCGAAAGCACGATGGATGAATTTGCAAGTGATTCAAAGGACTGGAAAAAACACCTTGAAATAGCTACTACATTCGGCATTGATGAGGACAGCGTGACGATTGTCAAGGTGGTACGGCAGCACTTCAACAGCGTATATGAAGCCGAGCAGTTCGTTGAACAAGAATTGGTTGAAAATAAAATATTGAAGATACTGCAAGAAACACCCGACATCAGCATCGAGAATATTGCAAAGGCGATACGTGAGAAGACTGAACGCATCAAGAACCTAATCGAACAGATGACCACTGATGGCAGGTTGAAGCAATCAGAACGTGATGGACAGATACTGCGCACGCCAACGGCAAGGGGTAGGGATGGCATCACGCCACAGGGCAAGATACCGAGCATCACAACGATGTATCGCTATGCGTTAAGGAGCGATGCGCCACCATTAAGCGCAGGCGGTGAAAGTCGTGAGTTTTGCCAAAAGATGATGCAGCGCAAGAAGTTATACAGCAAGCAGGACATAGACAGGATGAGCGCTATATTCGGGTATGACGTATGGCGAATGAAAGGCGGTTGGTACACGGTACCCGACACGGCAGGATTGCTACACGTACCATATTGCAGGCATACGTGGGAACAAGTTTTAATCATTGACAAATAAAATATAAGATGGTAAGATTCATATCAGAAGCAGACCTAAAAAACAATAGCGTATTAAGCGACAATATCGATTACAAGGTGCTTGGTCAGTTAATTGACGATGTGCAAGAACAGCGCATCCACCCGATACTGGGCACGGAGTTGTACAACAAGTTGAAGTCAGATGTCGTGGCAGGTACATTGGCAGGCAATTATTTGACCTTAATGAACGATTACATACAGCGTTGTATGATTGCTTATATACTTGCTGATTCGCCGATGTACATCAGCGTGCGGTACTTGAATAAAGGGATAATGACAAAGGTGAGCGAAACAAGCACACAGGTATCGATGCAGGATGTTAAGGATGTAATCGACTGGTGGCAAAACAGGGCGCAATGGTACGCAGAGCGCATCACGGCATATCTATGCGAGAACAGCACCTTATTTCCTGAATATGAGAACGGCAACGATGCAGGCGACGACATACAACCGAACATACAGAACTACTTCAGCGGCATGCTGCTTGACGATGGCGACAATGACTTCATTGATAGGGCAGGCATTCCCCGATTTCAAGAACCATACAAAAAGCGTAAATGGTAAACAAACGGACATCTAACAAAAACATTCAGAAGCTAATCAAATACGAACTAAAGCGTGAAGACAAAGTACAGCATCAACCGACTGATAAGGTCGCTAAAAAGCATAGCAGAAAAGCACAGGCAAATAAATAGCTTCGGCATAGGCAGTCTGTATGATGTGACCTTTCGCAAGTTATTATATGGCGGTATGCCTGACAAGAGTACAATCACATCACAACCTACATATCCGCTGATGTGGTTCAATGTCGTTGATTCATCCATACAAGGCAGGGCATCATATATCAGTTTTCAAGTGATACTTGCAGACTTGGTTACGGATGGAGAGAAGAACGACTTCGAGATATACAGCGACCTGCAACTGGTGGCGCAGGATGTGGTTGCCTTATTGTACAAGGACACGGTAAAGGACAAAGAATTTTCACTTGATGAAAGCGTGACGATGACACCATTCGCAGACCGATTTGAGGACAGCCTGAATGGATGGGTGTTGAATATGCGCATCAAGGTTGCATACGGATATGAGAATTGCAGCGTGCCTGTACTGGACTTCGACATTGATGAAGTGATTGGCGGCATTGATGAAGTGCGTAATGCAGGGGCAACACAGCCGCAGACCGTTGTTGCAGGTGGCGTGGACTTGGTGCAATACAACAATGACAATTTTGAACAAAACAAGATAATTTCTATTTAAGAGTATGGCAATTTTTACGAGAACAGTAAACACACAGGATAGCAGGATGATACAGAAGCTATCGACCGTAACAGGACAAGTGCCAACGGTTGCACCATCAGACAATCACGTGGATGGCACGTGGGATTCACTTGACATCTATATCGGTGAGTTGTTTATGAATGCTGCAGATGGCAAGATGTGGTGTAGGACTAACAACGGCATCAAAGAGATATTTGTTGTGCCGAGCAATGCAGCGACAGGCGATGTTTTTTATTTAAGCGGTGGAAACATCACACGACTGCCAGTTGGTACATCAGGGCAGGTGCTGACCGTTTCATCGGGTAATGTTCCTAAGTGGGAAAATGCAACTGGTGGTGGTGGCAGTACCGATACACTATATCAATTCAGGGAAGGTACACCTATTATCACAGCACCGTATGCAGAGGGCGAAAATTCAGTATTGACAACGGGTTCACAAGGAAGAAGAACGCAGCTTATGCCTATCTATGTGCCAGTGGATTGCACGGTGGATAACTTCAAGTCACAAGTGACAACAAGCGGAACGCTATGCTTGGTATCGTTCGGCATATATTCATACACAAACCCGATTGAATCAGGACAAGAATTTCAGTTGATAGGTGGTGCGACAGATTACGATTGTTCAAGTGTTGGTGTTATTAGTGCAGCCCCTGACAGCCCGATAACATTAACGAAAGGGTGGTATATGTTGGCTATGTTCCGCAATACAGCGGCGACATCGCAGACGTGGTTGCAATTTAGGAACGGAGCATTATTGCCTATATTCGGATGGAACACGTTCGAGGTTGGCGATACTCCAAAATCATTTTATGAAAACACATTAACCAATCTTGCATCAGGTGGATTGCCTGCAACGATTAATGAAAACACAGAACTTGACTTCAGCGGCAATTCAAACATATACGCATACGCAATAAGAATCACACCACTATGACGACAACAATAAAGCGTGAAGTGAACCTGATGCAGTTAGTTGCAGTAGCAACGCCGTTACTGCTTACGATGATTGGCGGTTGGATAACAACACAGAACGATATTGCCACGATAAAGAATGAAGTCGAGAACATCAAGCAACAGCGTTCAGCAGACAAGCAGGAGTTGAGAGATGAGATGAAAGAAATTAAGACCGACATTAAAGAGATTAAGCACATATTGATTCAGCAGTCATTAGACAATGCAAATAAGTAGGCACATATCGTACAAGGAAGCGACACACAGCCCGACAGCGTTGCGCTATGGCATCACAAACCATCCCGACGACACGATACTTGCTGCAATGCGGTTAGTTGCTGAAAGGTGCTTCGAGCCTGCAAGAGAATGGTACGGCAAGCCGCTACACATCAATTCATTTTATCGCTCATTCAAGTTGAACCTGCAAGTAGGTGGTTCGACCAATTCACAGCACATGAAAGGTGAAGCGATTGACATCGACACGAAAGACAACGCCGAGAATGCACGGCTATATGAATGGATGCGCACGAACTTAATCTTTGACCAACTGATATGGGAATATGGCAACA